CTTATACAAGAAGTTAGTTAGATAATCATCATCTTGACTAAATTTCCATGCGTCCGCAGCTTTCTTTTCATCACTAGGTTTTATGAAAGCATCACTAATTTTACTATTTTTATCACCAAGTAAATCCATAAAGAAATTACCACCAAAGTCAGATGTAGAAGCACCTTGTTCTTTTGCTTTTGCTTGATTTAATACCTTTCTAATGTTTAATGCAGCATCACCTGTATCTCCACCGCCACCTTCTAGTGCCTTCTTCATTATAGATCTTTGACTATTTGCTACTGCCTGTTGTGAACCTACACCAGTATCCTCAGGTGTTTTAGGAGCAACTCCAACACCAATAGAATCTGGATATCCATATTTGCTAGGTCCTTTCTTCTCTTTCTGACCTGCAAACCACATACCCCACTTATCATATACAACTTGTACAATCTTAAATGTGTCAATTTGACCTCTTAAGAAATCAGCGAGGTTTCTTAATCTTGCACCAAAATCACCTGGTCTATAGTCTGCAATGTTTAATCCTAATCCCTTAGAGTGGAAAGGTCCTCCACCTACAGGTTGTCTTCCACCAGGATCATATCCTTTTTCATTTGCTTTATTTTCTTTCTTAAACTTATTATTTCTAAAATTAGGATGACCATATACTGTCATTCCTCTACTTAACATTTGTCTACCAAGAATCTTGGCAGCTTTCGGACCTCCATCTGGATCGGTAACACCCATTCCACCAGAGTAACCAGGATGATTAGCAGCATCTGCGATACGACCTGTACCTGCCTGTGCTGACATAGCACCACTCAATAGATCTCCAACTTTACCTGCAGTACCATTGAAGTAGGAATTCATAAAGTTTCCGACTGTAGCTCCAGTCTTACCACCTATTAATCCTGCGAGTGTATTACCATATTGCCCTGCTATATCTCTAAATTTAGATGCCCAGTTTCCATCTCCTTTTAATATCTCACCAATACCTAAAGCACTATTGATCCAACCACCTGCCTTAGATCCTTTCATGAATGATCCTGCAACACCACCGATACCTTTTATAATATCCCAACCAGTTGCCTTACCACCTTCTCCACTACCACCACCTTGGAATATACCCATGATATTACCAATAGCACTACCAGCTTGCTCATTACCAAACATGCTACCTATCATTTGAGCACCACTTGTCTGACCATCACCCTTAGACAAGAAGTTTCCGATCTGACCCCATAAACCAGGTTTCTTACTTGGTGATTGAGTCTGTCCTCCTACTGGTTTACCATCCCATGCACTTGGCCAACCACTACCATGTGTACCTGTTCCAAATCCACCGTCTCTACCTGTTCCGTAGTTTGCCTGATTATTTCCACCAAACAAGGAGCTACCGCCACCCCAAGTTCTACCTTTTAATAGATTACCTGCACCTTTAAATAAACCACCTAAGAACATCTCAGGTGCATTTGGCATACCCAAACCTGCAGCTGCTACTTTATTATAATCTGTCAAATATGGGTTTGCTCTTGTTGCAGCATTATTAATAGGTATTACATATCCACCACCCTTTTTATCACTTACAACTTGTTCAGTACCATGACCAATGAATGATGTAGTTTTACCTCCGTCCATTGAAACTGGATAACCAGTCTCAGGACCTCTAATCATACCACCATATTTGCTTATAGATCTTCCTGTACTATATTGTTTACCTATAGGTCCTCCAAACTTCCTTTCTGGTGCCTCTTCTTCTCCTTCTTCTGCTGCCTCAGCATCACCACCCATCAACAAAGCACCTGCACCAACTACACCAGTAACTACTGCTGCACCTTTAAGTATTCCTGGTCCTCTGCTTAAAAATTTTGTACCTGCAACTCCTTTTCCATGTGTAAGTGCTTTTAAACCTTTTCTTGCTCTTAGTGCATTTCTAAAATTAAACAGTGCATTGTTAAAACCTTTGAAGATCATACCGATCTCCTTCATAGTTTTACCTATTCTAAGAGGATTTAACCATTTAAGTCCTACAATTATAGCACCAAACGCTACTATACCCTTGGCAAACGCAAGTACTCTTTGCCAAGTGCTCATATTTTCACCACCCTTCAATGCTTTTGCAAGACTATTGATACCTATAACAAAAGCACCACCAATAAACGTACTGATTGCTTTGAATACTCCCCATATTATCTTAAACGTGTTTACTATCGTCTTTTGATTTTTCTTATCTGCTAACCATCTCAATATAGGTATCCCAATCAACATTTTGAAGAGAGCACCAAGCATCATTAGTAGACCTTTTAAGAAATTAGGAGCTTTAAATGCCTCTAATAACTTTCCTGCAAATGTAAATTTCCTCTTTTTAGGTGTCGTATATTCTGGTTCAAATGTTTTTTTCTTTGCTAATGCTTTAGCACGTGCTAATTCTATTTTTTCTATCTTAACAAGACTTGCTGCTATACCATTAACTACTCCACCAAGTTGGTTTATTGCTTCAACCTGTTTTGTTTGTATACTTATATTTGCCTTTTCTTCTTTCTTTGCATCACTAGCCGCAGCTATCCCTGTTGTAGAGACAAACTTGTAAAGATTAATTTTGGTTGGAGAGATGTTCATACTTAATATTTAGTTGCCAATAGGGACTGCCTTATGAATAGGAACCATCTTTTCAATAATTACAGGCATAGGAATAAACTCTAATTGAGATTGCATTGCATATGCTTTTGATTGTGAAGATTGTTTCTGGTCAAGTAAATTATTACGTGCGTTTTTACCCTTTGATGTAAATATACCAAGTGCCTCAGGTCTGACACCTAACTCAGGTGCCATTTCTCGGAGACCATCCATAACAGCATTGACACCACCCCCTTGTATCATACCAGACACTACATTAAATAGACTACCGAATCCCATTTGATTTGCTATATCACCAAACAAACTCATTGGAGAGAATCCTCCACCATCTAAACCTGTTACTCCAAATGACCCTAATATACCACCTAAACCAGGTATCCCACTTATAATACCTCCTATTGAAGGGAATTTATTCATAAATCCACCAATACCACCTAAGAAATCTTGGAAACCTTGAGGTAAGAAACTGGTAAGACCACCTAAAGCACCCTGCACACCACCAGTCACAAATCCACCTATAGCTTTACCTATAGGATTATTGCTCATGAACTGACCGAATGCAGATTCTGCACCAAAAGTGCCTGGGAAGAATCCACCCAATGCACCTAAACCAGGTGCTATAGCACCCATAATATTACCAGATGCAACTGCAGACACTGCCTGAGCTGCTTGCATGAATGGCATGATTGGTGCCAACGCAGGAATAAATGGTGCTGCTACACTCAAAATAGGCATAGCAACTGAGGCAACGCTACTAACAACTTTACCTACCGTGCTAACAACACTACTAACTGCCTTAGTAACACCTTTAAATATCTTTTTAACAAATCCAAAGAGAAATTGTGGTACATGTCCACCTTCTTGAAATCCAAATTTCCACCAAGGTTTCTTTTTATTACCAACTGCTGTTGTTTTAGGTTGATCTTTTGACGAACCAACAGAGTGTCTTGATACTACATCAGTAGATTTAGAACCTATACCAAAGGCTCCATCTGGCATTGTATCACCATATCTCTCATTATCAGATTCTACACCTTTATACTGGTTCATAGGTATAAAAGGCATTGTCTCATAGAACAATCCTTTATTTTTTACAGTCGCTAGGGGATTATGTTTCTTACCAAATTTTCTTTCATATGGACTTAACTTCTTTGGTTTAGTACCAAAGGAACCTTGGGGGAATGTATCACCATATCTTTCATTATCAGATTCTACACCTTTATAATCTTCAGCAGGTACAAAAGGCATTGTATCATAACTCTGTCCTTTTTTCGGAGAAGGTTTAAGTTTCTTTGTTCCTGATGTATCATCACCTGCCTGTTCTTCTCCATCACCCTTCACACCAGTCATTGCCTGACCTGAGGTCTTTGTTCCTTCAGCAACTGGATCAGATTTAAAGAATGATTTGTGAAGTAATGGTAGAGTATTCTTGAATCCAAACCCTTCCATCATCCAAGCAATGTTCGGGACTTCTTTACCCATCAAAAGTCCTATAGGACCAAGCATTGCTTTTATAGCAATTTTGGCACCAGAATATATCGTTTTTCTTCCTGGTACAAATTTTGGAATCCAATTAGGAGGATCTTTAGGAAAATCTGGTATTTTTATCTTTGGTATACCTTTATAGAATTTTGCTACTCTCTCCTTCATCCAATTGAAGATATTACTGACTTGTCCTATAAATGCAGCTGCATCTTCTTTTAATTTTTTACCAGCTGCTTTCCAGTTTTGAGTTCCACCTTCTCCACCTTGGAATCCGAGATATAGTAAATTACCTACATATTCACCAAGCATTAAACCAATCCAACTACCAATACCTGGTAATAAAAATGATCCTAATGCACCACCGACACCTGCACCTGCAGTCTTAAATATAGTTGCTCCCCAAGGATCTCCCTGTAATCTTGAAAATACTGCTGTTAGTATAGTTCCAAAAATAGGTATTTTTCCAAAAGTATTTTGAAATGCTTTGCCGAGAAGTTTTACATTATTCTTCCCCATAAATTTTAAAGCACCACGACCAAAGGTTCTCTTCATTCCATACTTGGTAGCAATACCTGTTTTTGCTCCCGAAGGACTTAAACCTGATGTCTTAGGTTGAACTTTA